GACCAGGGTGACGGCATCCCCAACATCCTTTCTGATGATGATACTTTTGTCACAGACAAGCGCCAGAAACCCATGACACAGAAGAAGATGGACCTGTTCAAATCACAAGGCATCTCTCAGGATATGCTCAAGAGGAACTTCGCTCGTAATGAACTGCTCGTAGATCTCACGAAGATTCCTGATAATATTAGAAATGGCGTGATTAATAAATATAACGAAGAAAATGGCAAGGATAGGAGCAAGCTATTCAACTATTTTATCTCACATAATTTGAAACTTCTAATGGACAGCGTAGGTGATTTTTAATATGTCAAAATTCATGTTTAAGATGCAATCAGTGTCACAATTCCTGATACAGATCAATGAATTAAAGAAGAAAGAAGACCGGATCGAAGCATTGAAACATAACAGCCATGCTTCAGTAAAGACTATCTTAAAATATATGTTTGATCCCAACATCAAATTCCTCCTGCCAGAAGGCGATCCGCCCTTTAGAGCCAGTCAGTTTGACGAACCCAAAGCTCTGATGCAAGAGATCAACAGGTTCTATCTCTTTGTCGAAGGCGGCAATCCCAACCTAAAACCCCTCCGTAGAGAACAGATCTTTATCCAGGTGCTAGAAGCAGTGTCAGCCGATGATGCCAAACTGCTCTTGGCGATGAAAGATAAGAAAAGCCCATACAAGGGGATAACTAAAGAAATCGTACAAGCAGCATATCCGGAGCTCTTCTAACTATGACCAAGACTACCAATACGTATCAGAAGTTTGATGCTAGAGTAAGGACGACCAGTAAAAAATCCTTTATAGATGAAGAAAACGTATCTTTTAAAGAGATCAAGCGTGACAGGCATCAAAAGCAATATCGTAACTATGATAATGCGTTGAGAGCAAAGAATCTAGACAGATTGCTTTCATATGATGACGATTGACAATATCATCACAGCTGTAGGCTATACCATGCTGATGTTCGGTGTCTCTACTTACTATTGGTTTCAAGGTAGGCAAAAAGGCATAAATGACACTGTTGCTGTGATGAAAAAATTCGAACCAGAAGCCACATTCAGATTAAAATCCACATTAGAAAGAATAACAACAAATGACACAGACACTAAACAGTAATCCAACAGATGCTCAAAAGATCATCGATGAGCAATTTAATCCGCGGAATGTCAGTGAATCTGCATTTCTTCAAGATTTAGTTGAAGAAGAGATGCGTGCCAAGGGATTGGATCCCATAAATAAAGATGACGTTCAAAAGTACTGGGCGTCTAGAGGTGTTAAAGTTTAATGGCAACATATACTTTTTATGATACCAAGACAGAAAAATATTTTGACATTAGCATGCCTATGTCTGAGTTAGACATCTATACTGAAAATAACAAACATCTCAATCATATCCCTTCGATAACTGCTATAGCAGACCCAACCAGATTAGGCCTTAGAAAGCCCGATGCTGGTTTTCGTGATGTTCTTAAACGTGTAAAAAAAGCCAGTGGGAGGGGTAATACTATCAACACCTTTTAGCAAATAAAGGAAACTCATGGAAAAGATCACTCGTTCAGAAAAAAGACAAAACAGACAACAAAAGAGAAACGAGCAAACACAAGTAAAGAACAACCTATTACTTAAAAATATTGGTCCTAAAACAAAGAATCAGGAGACTGTATTTCGAGACTTTTCCAGCGGTAAACACTTACTCATACACGGACTACCCGGTACAGGAAAATCATTTATTTCCCTTTACCTGGCACTAGAAGAGATACAAAAATATAAAGAATACAAGAACGTCACGATCATCAGATCAGTGGTGCCATCAAGAGAGATGGGATTCCTTCCGGGATCAATCAAAGAAAAATCAAAAGTATACGAAGCACCCTATCAATCCATCTGCAATGAGCTATATGGCCGTGGCGATGCTTATGATATACTCAAATCAAAGAACATCATCGACTTCCAGACATCATCTTTCTTGAGAGGAATGACGTTAGATCATACGATCATCTTAGTTGATGAATGCCAGAATATGACTTACTCAGAGCTATGTACTATCATTACTCGAGCAGGAAACAATGCCAAGATCATTTTCTGTGGAGATTATAGACAGACTGATCTGAAATGGGATGATGAGAAGATTGGAATATTCCACTTCATGACCATCCTGAACAAGATGACCAAGTACTTCTCATGTATCGAATTTGAAGAACAAGACATCGTCAGATCAGGACTAGTAAAAGACTTTATTATTAAAAAAGCACAATATGAAAACCCCAAACAAAGAATCGTGCCTGTGAATGCTGCAAACTTTACTGAAGAACAGAAAATCTTTCACTAAAAAACCTTATTACGAAGACAGTGATAATATACTCGGTGAACAACTAGAACAAGTTAATACAGACTCTGGCAGGTACTACAAGACCCCTGCCGGAGTCCTTTACCCTTCTGTTACAACTGTGACAGGATTGATGGGTGCTGATGCTATCAAAGAATGGAGAGCTCGTGTAGGCGAAGAAGAAGCAAACAAGATAAGCAAAAAAGCTTCGACACGAGGGACTCGTATACATCAACTATGCGAAGATTACATCAACGGATCAGAGATAGATCATACCAAATATGATTATAACGATGCTTTTAACTTTGAAAAATTAAAGACTGTTATTGATGATCATATAGACAACATCTATATGCAAGAATTCAGATTGTATTCTGATTATCTCAAGATGGCTGGTACTGTTGATTATGTCGCTGAGTTTCAAGGTAGGCTTTCTGTCATCGACTTCAAGACAGCAAAGAAACCTAAGAATCGAGAATACATCACTAACTATTTCTGTCAGGCAGCAGCATATGCCATCATGTACGAGGAACGTACAGGCATTCCTGTTAGTAAGATTATAATCATTATATCAGTAGACGATGATGAAGTGCAAATATTCGAGGATAGAAGAGATCATTATGTTACGCAATTATTAGAAGTACGTGAAAAATATAGGTTGACATATAACGTATAATACACTACTATAAATACTATGCTGATGTCGTTGACATCTAATGGAATAGGCACTGAGGACCCGGGGGCGGTACCCGGCGCCTCCACCATAAGGAAGTTATATATGATATATGTGAGAGACGAAGGTCAAAAGATAAAAAATGGGATAAATTTTTATCCATTGTCTTCAAACCACGTTGGTTTTGTAATTAGGTTGTATAATAATGCATTATTTATTAGATATTCAAAACTAATTAAACAGACTAAAATGCACATAGCTTCTTTTTGATGGGGGCGAAATAGGATCGACTGGTGTAGTAAAGATAAGATCGAGACTGAAGCAAAAAAACTAAATGCAAGAACTGCATCTAACGACAACGTTCCTTATTCCGCAATGAAAATTGCTGCTTAAGAATTGAGTCTGGGGTATGAGCTCCACCCTATCAAACAACGGGCTCACCTAATATTTGGAGTGAACATGATATATGGGTTATATAAACTTTTTGAGGAAATGATGGCATTTACATTGAATAGGAACCCTCCTAACGAAGAAAATAAGGATCAAGAACAACCCGAACCTAATGTCAGTTTGTTCTCTAAGATTGCCAATAAGAAAGAGACTGTCAATCATCCTGAACACTACGGTGGCAAGGAAAATCCTTACGAAGCGATCAAGGTGATACGGGCCTGGGAATTGGGATTCTCGCTGGGAAATACGCTCAAGTATATTTCTCGTGCCGGAAAGAAGGATCCTTCTAAAAGGATCGAAGATCTGCATAAAGCGCAGTGGTATCTACAAGAAGAGATCAATAGCGAATACGAAAAACTCGCCAAGTGAACTGACACAATCAACACACAACAGGAGACTATAACATGACCAAGACACCATACGAGATCCATAACATGACCAAGACACCATACGAGATCCGCCTGGATCTATTGAATTTTGCACAGAGCCAACTTACGGGTCAGTACTATGCTGACCTAGAACGAGCTCGTGAGATCTTTGATCAGGCAGAGCGTGAGACTGTGATCTCACGACTGGGATATCCGACTAAATCTGACATCTTGCTATTGGCAGAAGATCTCAAGAGTTTCGTTGACAATAAGTAATAGATTAGAGGAACTCAATGCAGTTAAATAACATCAAGTCATCATCAGATTTTGTGAAAGAGATAACACAGCTAGTATCAGATAAAAATATCGGATTCTTTGATGCTGTCATCTATTATTGCGAGACACATAATATCGAAGTGGAAACTGCAGCTTCGATGATCAAACAAAGCACGATATTGAAATCCAAGATCCAATATGAAGCTGAAGAACTAAATCTGATGCGAAAGACAGCGCGACTGCCGATATGAAACCATTTGAAGCCTATCAACTTTATTCAGCTGTAAAGAATCACTTCACGACTGAGTCATATGATTATTTTAAATATCATGGTAAAGTAAACGCATCAGAACATACATTTGAAACTCGTAAAGACAAATATATGTTCTACAAATTATCCAAGCATGAAGATCCTCTGACTTTTTTGGTTGCTAATTTTGCTGAAGGTAAAAAAGTATGGGTGGGAGATATGTTTGGGATAGATAAAGATTACATCTATAATGATTATTTACGCAGAAAACAATCACTAACATACATCTTCCAGTCTGATATAGACAATCTTTTAGAAGATTTTGACTCAAACTTTAAAGTGGAGGATGGTGATTATCCCCATCTACTTAAACTTCTTACTCGTAAAAAGATAACCAAAGAAACATTCATCATCATTCAGGATTGTGTTCGTTTCTTTGGCTCTTGGAACAAGAAGATTGCAGATCCGGTTCTATGGCCAGCTATAGCCATGAACTGCAAGAAATTTAGGCCTTTCATGGAATATGAAAGGTCTAAATACTGTGACATGCTAAGAAAGAAATTTTCTTGACTTGTCATAAAACATACTACACTATTAATAATACGATATACATCGTCATACATCATACAACGGAGAATATACATGACTATTAATTTTGAAGCACTCAAGCAGAATCGCAAGTCTTCTTTCGATAAGCTAACCACTGAACTTTCCAAGCTCAGCCAGAATCCCAATCAGGAAGGCAGCAACAAAGACGACGACAGGTTCTGGAAACCAGACGTGGACAAGGCCGGCAACGGTTATGCAGTTATTCGCTTTCTTCCGGCTCCTACAGGAGAAGATGTTCCTTTCGTACGTATCTGGGACCATGGGTTTCAGGGTGCCGGCGGTTGGTACATCGAGAAGAGCCTGACAACTATTGGCCAGGCAGATCCAGTTTCTGAATACAACTCAAAGTTGTGGAACTCTGGTGTGGAAGCCAACAAGGCCATCGTGCGCGCACAGAAGCGTCGTCTGAGTTATTACTCGAATATATTTGTGGTCAAGGATCCCACTCGTCCTGAAAACGAAGGTAAGGTATTCCTTTACAAGTATGGCAAGAAGATCTTTGATAAGCTCAACGAAGCAATGCATCCACAGTTTGCAGATGATGTAAAGATCAATCCTTTTGATCTCTGGGAAGGTGCTAACTTCAAGTTGAAGATCCGTCAAGTAGAAGGTTATCGTAACTATGATAAGTCAGAGTTTGATAAGCCAGGTCCATTGTTTGCGGATGAT